ATTATTATCCGGACAATAAGCTAACAGAATATTTAATTGATTTAAGAACATATAGACCAACGTGTATTCAGAATTATTTAACAGATTTAAGAAGTTATTATAAAGAAAAACCATTAATGAAGCAACTGATGGATCAAGGTAGTTATGAGGGATTAGTATATTTATTAAAAATAGTAGACGAAGTGTATCTTTTTAGAAACGGGCATTGGCAGTTTGTCCAAAAGTATATAATGTCTAACACCAAATATGCTTTTGCTACAGGAGGAACCCCGATAACATCTTGGCTAATAAACCAAATAGAAGCGGTTCTAGAATATGAAAGAGTGATAATAGAATATTTAAATAACAATTATAAGAATGAACTGGAAGAAAACACATTATGGCTGACATTAAGTAAAGATCATAGTGCAAAAAAATATGTATTATTGGAGCAAGTGAATGAATTGAAAAAAATAGATTACAATATTCAATTTGTTTATATGAAAAATAGTGAAATGAATTTGGACGACACAAAATTATAAAAAAATAAAGTATTTTGTAAAAAAAGGACTTAAAGACAACAACCACAATATAATTGGGGTCGATAGTCGACCAACTAATCCGGACTTAGCTCACTTGGTAGAGCATTTGACTGTAGTAGTTTCTCCGAATTTATTTGGAGATTGTGGTTATCAAATGGTAGCTGGTTCGATTCCAGCAGTCCGGACATTTGGGCAATTAGCTCAACTGGTAGAGCGCACGCTTAGCATGCGTGAGGTAGAAGGATCGACGCCTTCATTGTCCATTTAACAATTTTAAACAATAATATTGTTAAATACTTAATTTAATTTTCTTTTTGATTTCTATCCGATTTAAAAAAAAATGTGTTAGGGCTAAATAATTTATACCCTTTACTACTAACTTCAATTTCCTCTCGTTTTATATCATATAACTCATAATATTCGTCATTATATAAATCATAATCATCTTCAACATTAGCAACATAGTTATTGAATGGGTCCATTAAATTTTTTACAAAGTCATTCATTTCTTCTGGATTTTTATATTTATCGCTTTCTCCAAATATTAAATTTGATATTGTTCTAGTTCGTTTTGTTTCACCGTCTCGTATTTCTTTGTGGAACATTTGATCAATAATAGAAAATGCTGATTTCAATAAAATAATTTCTCGCATTAATTGTCTCTTCTTTTTAAACAATTTAATTACTATTTTTGCTATAATTGTAACCTTATCATTATTATTTACACTACAAGTATTATCCTTTTCGTAAATGTATTTCAAATGTGTAAAATAACGGATCTCATTTTTTACATTTGTTAGATCAGTTATTATTTTTTTTCTTTGATCAGCAATTCTTTTAATAACAGAAAAAATATTTGTATTATAAATTACTGGATACCTCATTCTAATTGTTCGTGGAATAATAAATTGGTTTGTTTCTTTAATTTCAGCTATTTTCTTTTCAACATCGTCTAACTTTTGTTTCATATCCTTTTCAATCGTAGAAGTGGACTTTTCAATTTTAGAAACCAGTTCTTCAATCCAATTATTAGTGTTTTGTAGTTCTTCTTCTAGAGCCTTTTTTTCTTTAATAAATAATTCAGTGTGAGAAAATTGTGTTTGAAGACTATGTTGACTTATTTTATTCTTTATTTCTTTTTGTTGTTCCATTAATTGGTCCACCTCATATTCGTGTTTCTCTAGGTCATTGTACCTAAAAAGTAAAACTGATCCAGAGGTGAATTCTACAGTACTTTGGAGTTTATCATATTGATGTGATGATATTTTATGTGCTTCTGAAGCGGCATCTAGCTTTAAGTAATTAACAATTGCCAATAAAAAAGCTATGAATCCGTTCAATGCTGAAATAAAAACAGGACCCCAAGGAAATTCGCTAACATATGAAGATAAAACTGTTGCTGCAGTTGAAAATAATATAGAAGGCATCATATAACAATTCAAATGTATTTCACAATAAAATTTGGCTTCCATATAAATAATTTTATGGCCTTTTAAATAACTAGCCAATATATCCAAAGCGCTACTATATTTATGATTTATATCGGAATATGATTTGTTTATTTTGTATTCAACATCCTTAAATTCTAGTTTTTTAAACGGTGCCATTTCTTTAATTTTCATATTATCCATTAAATGAAGTAAATTTTCGTCTTCCGAATCATAATCAATATTATTTTCCCCTCTTAAATTTATATAATTTTCTAATTGAACACTGGGTTTTATTTGTTCATTTTTAGTAGTTGAGGTGCTGTTAGTTCCCTGTTCCATTTTAGATAAAATATCTTTCTCTTCTAGAAGTTTAGGTATATCATTTGTTAGATCGTCTATGTTAATTATGATAGTGTTATCCGTCATATTTTATCTTAATATAATATAATATATATGGCAAAAACACGTAGACAAAAATATAGTGTAAAGGGTTGGTCTAAACAACAACCTGGAACTCACCAAAGAACAGTAATGATGAAAAAGTGCGGTAAAAAATGTTTTCTTGGTCCAAAAAAAACATTTCCGATTTGCACAAAAAATACATGTAAAGTGAATAAAAAGGGTGTTATGGCTGCTTATATGAGAGCAAGAGAGTATATGACAATTAAAGGCACACGTAAGTATACAAATATTGCAAATAAAGCTAAAAGTATTTTAAAGAAATAAAATTGACTTTTATTTTACCAGAATAAGATAATAAAAATAAAATTATATAATTATTATTTTATAAAATGTATCAAAACTTTAGCATAAATGGTGGAATAGAATTATCTCAATCAATGCTTGTGTCATTAAAAGAGTATTTTATGACTTTTGCTTCAAATGACAAAAAAATATCAGATACAGACAGTTGGGGGTGGTTTGTTGATATTGATATATATAATGTTCCATTTAACAATGGTAATGGTTTATTAGAAAAAAAATACTCTAAAATATTTTCAAAAGACCTAAAAGTTCTTTCAACAATAAATGAATTACCTAGTATTCGTTCTTTGAAATCAATGAAAAATTTGCAAGATATGACATTTAAGTATGAAATGGAAGAATTATATGGAGAAAATCCGTATAATAATGATAAAAATATTGAATACAATAACGATACAAATATTGAATACAATAACGATACAAATATTGAATACAATAACGATACAAATAATGATAAAATCGATATATTTAATACTATTTGTGTAATAGGCTTTGTTGGTTTATATTATGTAATTATAGCCTTATAGTCTTATAGCCTTATAATTCATTAAATACAGTTATTTGTATTGTGAATGAGAAATCAAGACCATTTAAATCTACCACACTGCCATATTTATCCAATAATCGTATATAGAATTTTTGTAAATGAGTAGGGCCGTAATATTCTCTAGGGCCTCCTAAAATATAATTTATGTCATATGCAATCGTATTAAATTCTATATAATTTGTGCTAAGCGTATAAGTTAATTTAGCTATTATATTTTTATCTAAATAACTTTCTGAAAATAAACCCAAAACCCTTGATGATGATTGTGGACCATTAAAATCATTAATTTCTAAATACAAATATTCTGATGGTGTGACATTATAAATGGATTCGGTAGTATATGACAATTGATTTACATATGATGGTTTTCTGAATCCTAATATCCACCCCATAGTTCTATATAAATTTTTGTTAGTTCCCGGATAAAGTATATACATTTCAAAAATATATGTCGAGTTTGTAATTGTTAATTTGTTTGTTGCTAGATCAATAGATACAGTAAAGCGTGTTCCTGTACCTAATTGGGTATTAATTGTGTTTGTCATCATAGTTGCTATATCTATAGCAGGCCCAACACTAACAGAACGATAATTTCCTTGTGGAAATGTTACCAACCCTTCTAAAGGAGTAGTTGGACTAGAACCACTGTATTCTTTGAAATATATTGTATTAGATGCCAAACGTTCTGAAAAAAGAAATATTCCTTGTGGAATTTCCATTGAAACAATTGCCATAGATTTTACGTTATTAATAACATAAGGTAAATAGTATATACAATCAGTAGAAGAATTGCTGGATGTATCACGAAAAAGTGAATTAATACAAAAAGTGGTAGTTGTAAATGTTTTTTTAATTGCGGTTATATTTCCTTTTTCAATTTCAGTTGGATAAACTTCTTGAACATAGCTAGCGGTTGGTTTTATATTGTCATTAATGATAAAGGTTGATCCGGCAGATGTAATACTATTTTTATTCTTTGGAGTTGTTAGTATATTTACAACGTCATTAATAAAGCCTTTAAGTTTATTTTTAAATTCAATATCAGCCATTTTGTTAATTTTATTTGAAAAATCATTCGACTTTTTTGTAACATCTTCATTGGTATAAGCTTCGTCTAAATTTAAAAATTGTTCTAAATCGGTAACAGAGTAATTATTAATATTAAAATCAAATGTTTCTGGGTTCATATTATTATTAAATAATATAAACAATTTTATTTAACTAAAAGCAACCGCTAATACTAATTTAAGGGTTCAAAGATACAGTTGATGGATTAAAAACCATATATTGAGTATAATTTAATTCACCGCATTGAGAAGCACCAAATAATTCTCCAAGTGGATCAATTGTATATTCTTGATAAAATGTAGAAGATGGATCAACTATAACTTGGCCATTATTTTGACAAGGGTCACAAGGAGCAGAAGAAGAACAAGGTTGACTTGGAGGAGGACCGGCAGAAACAGTGCAAACATTTTGTAAATTTAATTTGGTGTATTGACCCATAATAAGATTGCCTTTATTGACCGGAATAACATTACAATTTTCTAAACTGAGTGAATATCGTCCCAAGTTATATGAATATAGTTTTCCATAACTATTTGCATTTGATAATTTTTGGCAGTAAGAAGGAGTTCTACAATAAATAATTTTAGATTTTTTTCGGTTAATATAATCACTTTGATATAAATTTTCTTTCAAAGTTCCAAAAGTGGGTTTTGCTGGTATTGGAGCAAAAGCGTGTGCCATTTATATATTACATACAAATTAATATTTGCGTGTTTTATTTTTGTGTGACCTGCTATTTTTTTTAGTTTTAACTGTAGATCCCATAATTTTTGTTAGTTTAAGGTGTTCAATAAATGCAATTTTAAGATATTGTCTTGTAGTCTTAGTAGCTAATGCCAAAGTTTTATAATCTTCACTTTTAAGAAATTTCTCGAGTTTTTTGCCTTCAGAAACAGTGTTAAATGGAATATAAAATGTATTAGGTCCGACACCATATTTTCCAGAATAGTCCATTTTAAACGCAAGATCAATGGAAATAGAAAATATTACAGCCTTTTTTTTTCCAAGACCAGGAGCTAATTTTGGATTGTTAGTTGAAAGCGTTTTATCGGAAGTATAAACAATATTATATTTATTTCCTTTGTATGATTTCAAACTTTTCCCGCGATTATAACTAACACTATTGCGTTCATCGCTAACATATTTATTAATCAGTTTTTCAGTATGTGTATTCCAGTTTCTGATAGGATTAACTGGTCTGTCTTTTAATTTAATTTTGAACGATTTGTTATCATTATTTTCAACAATAGTTAATCCTGAATTAGATACTTTATTTAAAAGAAAATAGCAGACATATTGTTGAATTCCTGGAAAAAATGATTGGTTAGCAGGATTGAAACTAACAAATGGTATGTGGTTTTGAATAATTACTTTATATGCGTCAGATCCGTTACCAGCAAAAATATTATCCGGAACAACAAAAGAAAGATATCCGCCATTTTTTAAGAGGCTATATGCTTTCAAAAATATGCGTTCGTATAGTTTACTTTTACCGCCATTAATACGTTTCCCATCCAAACTGAGACCATAATCGTCTTGAAAAGGTGGGTTCCCTATAATATAATCAAACGAGATATCGTCACAATCAGGGAATTTAAGGTCGCCTAAAAAGTCGCCACAAATTAGACGCACATTGGCACCAAAAATGCTCTTACATATGTCGCAATTCTTTTTATTTAGTTCTACCATATATAACATATCTTCAATTATATGCTTACTTCTCTTTTTTTCATTTGGCTCCCATTTTTTTAGACCATCCATCAAGCGTTTATATACAACAATCATAAAAAATCCTGATCCAGTAGAAGGGTCTAACCACTTTGACTTTGGATTGGACCAAGCACTTTTTGGAAATAAATCCAACATTTTGTTAATTAATAAAGGGTTTGTAAAAACTTCTCCATATTTATCTTTTTCTAATTTTTTAACTGGTATTTGTTCTTGTATAAATTCATTAATTTCTGTATCATTCATTTCATATATTTTTTTATTATGGCTTATTGTCATTCTTATTATAATATTATAAATAAAATTGAAAAATTATTATTAATATTATCTTCTTTATAAAGATAATATAATATACATGATAAAAGGAATGTTCTGCTGTTTTAAACCAAAATATTATACTTCTGGAGTTAGTTTAAATCCCAAACCTAGTCCCGAGTGTAATATTGAGAATATATCAGTTTGCGTAACTGACAGAAATACAATGTACGATCCAAATGAATGGTTAAATACAGTTGACAAAAATATAAATGTAAAAGATGCTCGGTCTTTTGTTCCTCCTGTCGAAAAGGGTCTTGTCGTTAAAGTTTATGACGGTGATACAATCACCATTGTTTCTAAACTCCCTTATTCTGAATCACCTTTATACAAGTTTTCTGTGCGTTTAAATGGAATTGATTGTCCAGAAATAAAAGGAAAAGACAAAAATGAAAAAGAATGTGCTCAACTGGCTAAACAAGAGATGACTGATCTAGTATTAAACAAGGTTGTCACTTTAAAAAATATTGATACAGAAAAGTATGGACGCATTTTAGCAGATGTTTATATAGATGATTTACACGTAAATAAACATATGATTGACAAAAGATTGGCTGTTATTTATGATGGCGGGACTAAGTTTTATCCGAAAAATTGGATGGAATATTATTCTAAAGGTAAAATGTAAATTAATTATATATTTTATATTTCGGACGTAAATACATAATAATTGGTAAAACATCTGCAAAAAAATGTGATAATGGTGAATTAAACGAAGAATAATAGTTAAATGATGTTGGTTTAAAAAATTGATTACCATTATCAAAATCTTTTTTTAATATTTCAACCTCAGATGAAGACTGTTTTTGTACATCATATGTTTCAAAAACGTAATATTGAAACGGATTATGTAACAAACTAGTAAAAAACCCTCGTTTTATCCAAATAATATTATTTTGATCAATATATTTATCACCTTTTAAATGTATTAAATGACCTACAGGACAAATATTATATTTATTTCTATTTATATGCACTGTAAGAGAAGGGATTTTATCATAATTTTTATACAAAATAAACAAAATAATACAAATAATACAAATAATTAATATACATAAATTTATTTTTATCATTATAATATAGTATTTGAAAATAAAACAGTTAATATTTAACGATTTAAAGATCATAAATGGTTTGGAATGCTAAACAAAAACTATAATCCATATTATTTAAATCAAGTATTCTTCCATATTCGTCTAATAATTGGATTTGTAGTTTTTGAATATCCACTGGACCAAAATATTGACGCGGATTTGTTATTAAATTGTAATTGTTTTGTGACAAATAATTAAAAACACTTCCCTGTAATGAAATCCTTGCCAATATATTTTTATTCAAAATAGATGAGTTAAACGCTCCATAGAACCCGTCGCTAACGTTATTATTAAAATCATCGACTACCAAATAAATATATCTTGGACCCAATAAATTAATAATTCCCTCTGAAACATATGTCAACGCGTTTTCATAATATCCTTCACGAAATCCCATTAACCAACCTAGTTTCAAAGGCAACGGTGTTTGTCTATCTTCATTGCCATAACGATCTGTTAAAAAATTAATGGAAAACTGTTGTGTGACTGTCGAAGAACCTATAACCATCTTTCCGCTTCCTGCTGCTGGACCAGTACCGCCTGGCGTATTTATATCAGAAAGAAATTGGATATTTTGATATGCTGGTGTTTGTAATGACAAAAAGTTATTAATATAATTTTGTAATCCTAAATAATCATAATTACCATCAGGTACAGTAACAATTAGAGGGGTTTCTCCACTAATTTCGAGAACAAAGAAGTTATTACCAAATACCTGCGATATAGTGTAAAATGTAGTTGGTAATTCCATTGCGGCCAATTGTAAACTAACAACTTGAGTTAATCTTAATGGAAGGTCTACGTGGAAATTAGATGCTTTAGAGGTATAATAATTGTCTCTAAATCTTGTATCAATATTTATATTCTGTCTTAAAACTCTTTTACTAAGAGGATTTATAGCTCCAGGATAGAATTCGCCTGGTAAAGATAGTCCATAAGGAGTAGCTGGTGGTTTTATTATATTTGTGCTTCCTGCCTCAACAATATCGGAATTTTTCAAAGTTTTGTCTAAATTATAAATATTTTTATATGTGCTATTTAGTTTTTCTATTCCCGTAGCAATATTACCGCTATTTGGTGTTTTATTATCTTTTATATTATTGATTAAAGTATTTTTTACTTGCCCTATAAATGTCAATGTATTTGTTTTTGTTGAAGATATTATACTTCTATCGCTTAAAATATTTTGTCTCATTTTTGTTTCCTTTATTTCTACGATTGATTCATCATAATTGTTAGGCAATGCAAAGAGCTCTTCTAGTTCTTTTATTGTGTAGTTCTTAATATTTAGATCAAAGTTAGAATTCATTATAATATATACATATATGAATAATTTTAGATATAAATTCAAATTAATAATATTATATTAAATTAATTTATACTATGTCGTCAGCAATACCATTTTTCCCTCAAAGACCAAAAGGTGGTGGTGGTGGCACAGGATCAACAGGAGCACAAGGAGCCACAGGACATACAGGACCTTCTGGTGGTCCTCCAGGATCCACAGGAGCCACAGGTGCCCAAGGAGCTACTGGACCAACAGGATCTACAGGAGTAACAGGAGCAACAGGAGCACAAGGAGCTACAGGATTTACAGGACCAACAGGAGCACAAGGCGCTACAGGAGTAACAGGAGCCACAGGAGCCACAGGTGCTACAGGAGCCACAGGAGCAACAGGAGCAACAGG